CGCTGAATATCCTGTACCTGATACTTCGTTAGTAACTGAATATGCAGTTGTTGTTGAATCTAATGTAGCTGATGAAGTGTACAACGCGATTTTAAATGTGTCTGCTGTATCAACACTTCTTGCTACGTTTGTCGTATTAAAGTTATGACCCCCACTTAGAAGCTCAACCTTAAATGACGTACACATTGCTTGAGTGATTGCCATAATTATATCTCCAATATTTTAATTAAATCTGAATGTCCTGCTTCTCGCAGTTTATTTGCCAAAGTTGTGCGGTCAGATTGCACCGCTTGTTTAAGGTACTTAATTAATACTTCTTTAATATGTCCCCTAAAAACTTCCGCTTGTTCCCTAATTAAAGGGTTTGCATCTTTACTCACATACATTATTTTATCTAATGCACGCTCTGCTAATTCTTCAGGAGTAAAACCCCGTCCAGATGTTGTATTTACTTTAAAATCTATTCCGTCTAATATCATTGTTCTGGGTACCTTACTTGTCCACTGCGATAACTATCGCGTCTATTTTTACCATCGCCTAATTGTTTTAATAAAGCCATAGCCTCTAAATATCTTTGATTATAATTTTGAATTATATCACTTTCGTCTTTAAGATACGTAGCTGCTTCCAACAAAGTTCCATAGAATAAAGCACTATCAAAATTGTCACCCAACCAACTAGTGCCAGCTGTAACGATAGACTCAGGGTAATAATAGTAATGAAGCTCAACAGTGTAATCGTCGTCTGGCGTAGGAGCAAGTATAAAGGTGTTCTCATCAAATATTGCATAGTATTCAGGCTTCCCATAATAAGCCGCATCTGTGTCAGGAAACGACTCCCTAATAAAATTAACATCTTTATTCAACAAATATGTATATTGATTATCTGAATCAATCACTGCTAAACTAAATGTAGATAACCAGTCTGTAGGTGTTGACAAATATTTATTACCTGTAGTTGTATTACCTGTTTGATTACGACGTATATCAGGTAACTGAACTGTATTGTAAATACGCTGTTCAGCTTGCTCTATAAAAGTATTTATATCAGTAGTAGTAAACTGATTTTCTGCATAAGAATTTACAGCTGCTACTAATTCTGAGTATGTCATTGCCATTGTTTATCCTTAAGCCATTGGTCCACGAGCTTTAGTGCCTTTTGTTGCAGCACCATTACCACGTGTTTCTACACCTGCAGTTTTAACACCTGTTTCAGGATATCCGCCTGTTTTAGGTACTGCTACCATTTCTGGTTGCTTGTAAGTGTGGTTACAGCCTTTTCTATCTTTATTCATATTATACTCCTAAGTTGTTGTTACAGTAACCGTGCCAACCCCGCCGGTACCTTCTAAATCATCTTCTATGTCTGGTAATGCTAGTCCATTATTAAGCCCAACTGGATTCCAACCATATTGATAATCTCTTTGCTGCTCCAAGTTTCTATCTGGTCTTGGATCTTGTACTGCTTGTGGGTCATCTACTGGGTACATACCCTGCATATTCTGTGGATGATCTGGTTCCCAACATTCTTTGCAGACTTTAATATTTGTTTCTGTAGTCTTTATAAATAAGTCTTTTAATTCTTTTAACTTATATTGAAAACCACATCTATCACATTCTGCTATGGCATGTTTACCAGACGTATACTTTCGTCCCATAGCTTATCCTTTATAAATACTGCCGACGGGGTGCAAGTCTTAAATCGGCTTTTTCTCTATCCTCTGTTGAAGCTAACATCCATTGTTCTTCATATTCTTGTTTAAGCATTTGTGTTCTTACTTCAGCACCTGGTAACTTCATACTTAAATAAAATGCTAACCCCGCAACTAAACAAGGTAAGAATCTAAATGGAATGTCTTGAGTAGTAACGCCGTTCCCTGCGTCCTCAATACGTTTTAGTCTCCAATAGACAAAGGTATAATTGTTTGTATCAGGTGCAGGCCATACATTAATTTGTGGCTGACTTGCTTGTCTATTTATCCACACTTGTATAGGTCGTCCCGTTGCATTCTTATTAGGTATTGTACCCCATGTAGAAGCAGATATTCTTGTTATATTTATATCTTGTTGATTCTGTCCTGTACCGGTTCTAATCACTTGTTCTATTAAATCTATAGTGTCAGTCGGAAGATTATAGTTACTTGTTCCTGAAGTTAAAGACACAGTGCCTTCGTCAATTGTCCAAAGATTAATTCCGCGGTTAGCCCATTCAGCAGTCAATAAATTTAAACTACGTCGTGCAGTTCTTAAATCATATCCTGTACGAAGTTCTTTACCACATCGTTCAAATGCTTCTTCGACTAGATTATTTAAATCTAAATTAAATGTTGCTGTTCCTGAAGTTGCCATTATTTCTTCCTAGTTGTCTTTCTACGTTTTAATGGTGTTACTCTTCTTGGTTTACCTGCTGGCTGACCAAGACTTTTCTTTTGTGCTATCCGAGACTTCTTCTCAGCTGATGTCATTTCACCCGAAGTTTTGGGGGTCTCGGTTGATACTCGTTTGCTAGGTCGGCAATACGGAGTACCTCGCGATTCCCCTTTCTGTCTACCGCACGGTTTGCCGGTCCTAACATCTTTCCAATCTTCTTTAAACCAGCGTTTAAGTGCAGCACCTTTAGCTGTCTTTTTAACTGCCATTATTTACCTTTGTTCTTTCTACACTTAGCAATAGCACCAGATGCATACGCGCTAGGGAAAACTTTGTATTGTGCTTTTACTTTTCTGTAACAAGCATCTTTAACCGAGCCGCCTTTTTTCATAGCAACTGGTTTCATCGCTTTTCCCATACCGCGACACTTCATCATACCATGCGACCCTTTGTTTTACCTTTTACAGCACAGCCATCAGCTCGTTTAGAACATGATGAAGCTTTTTTAACTGATCCGCCTTTTTTCATACCTGGACGAGCAGTTCTAACATTTTCTCTACCTGGTAAAATACCGGGTCTACCGCCTCCACCACGTGTCGGTGTCGGTGTCGGCGCAGGTCTTGGTGCAGGTCCTCTTGGATTCATTCCCACACCACCTCGTGTTGGCATTGGTGTTGGCACAGGTCCTCCCATTGGTGCAGGTTTTGGTGCAAGTCCGCTTGGATTCATTCCCTTACCACCCCGTGTTGGCATTGGTGTTGGTGCAGGTTTTGGTGCAGGTCCTCTTGGTACGGGTGTTCCCGCTGTGCCTACTCGTGTTGGCATTGGTCTTGTCATGCCTGGTCTTCTTGGGTTTACTCCACCTCGTGTTGGTCTTGTCATGCCTGGTCTTGTTGGTCTTCTTCTCATAATATACTCCTTAAACCATTCGTCCTTTAGTTTTACCTCGAACAGCACAACCATCACGCTTAACCGTGCCACCTTTTTTAAATCCCATAGATTTCTGAGCCATACGTTGTTGGTTTCTAGCTGCAGCCATACGATCAAACTTTTCTTCTTTCTTTTTAGGTGCTGGTCCTGAATCAGGAGTTTTAAGTTTTCTTAAATCCATTTTTTCAGCAGGTTTAAATTTTTCTACAACTTTGTCCATTATTTTTTTATCTGGTCCATATTTTATATCAGTCTTTTTATTAATCAGTTTTTTACGTGCTGGTGCTGGTTTAGCTATAGGTTTATTAGTAGCACTCATGTTAGGTCCTTTAGTAGTATCTACTTGTTTACCTTTCATGGTACCAGGCACAGCTTTTTTCTTTTTCTGTCTAGCAAACATCATGTTATTAACTGCTTCTGTTTTGTTTGGAAACAATTTTCTTGGTTGCCTTTCTTCTAAAGTAAGTTCTTTTTTAGGTTTACTTTTCAAAGGACCATACTTTTTAATATTTGCTCTTGTTTCTTTTATTCCATATTTATCTTTATCTTTAGCCATAATAATCTCCTAAATCATTCTTCCTTTTGTTTTACCTCGTACACAGATACCGTCGCGTTTGCACTTAACAGATCCACCTTTTTTATAATTGTTCTTAGTCATGCCCATACCAATCTTACCACCTTTCTTTTTCATAACAGCAGCAGGATTTCCTTTTTTAGGAGCAGGTTTAACTGTTTTTGTTCTTTTTGTTTCTTTATCATCAGACTTTTCAAATCCTTCTGGTGGAGGTAAATCTGTTTCTTTCTCACCAAACATTTTTTTGTCTTCTTCTGTCATACCACCTTTTTCATACTTTTTCACTTTAGTAAACTCCTTACCGACTGATTGAGGAACACCAACTTTCTTAGCAAACTTAGGGTTATTAGCCACAGCTTGCATAAACTTTAATTGTTTTTTACTCTTTGCTGGCATTTTCTTTTCTTCTTTTTACCCATGCTTGAACAGTTTTAGTTTCGTAAATCCGAATACCTGTCCAAACGATTGTAAATATTGCAGCAACTTCCGGTAACCATTGCAGGACAGAGCCTACGGCAGTAAATATAGAAGCTGCATCTATTGCGTGCTTTGTCGGTTCGTCCATATG